ACAACGGCGACGCTCGGCGCATGTCGATCAGCTCGCTCCTTGCCTACTTCCAGCAGACCTTCGCAGCGCCTGCACTGGCCAGCAATCTCTACACGCCTGGGACTGGGTTCAACATTGCAGTACCTACTCCGACTGACCAGCAGTGGATTTTGATCCAGCCTGCTGGCACGCTTGCCGCAGGGACTGTGACGCTGCCGCTTAACACTCAGACGCCTGACGGATCTGAGGTGCTGGTGACGACTACGCAGATCATCACGACTTTCACGCTGGCGGCAAATGGTGCTGCGCAATTGTATGGCGCACCGACCACGCTTGCTGCTGGGGCATATTTCCGCATGCGGTATGTGCAGGCTACGAACTCCTGGTATCGCATCTCCTGAAGGATTAGATCATGGCATCCGAAATTGAAAGCTTCTGTCCTGGGTATGGTAGCGGTCTGACTGTCACGCCTAATGTAGCGTCTGCATCGACCACGCTTGCCTTTGACTCGACTGGTGTGGTGCTGACGAATCTGAGCACGACTATCACTGCCTATGTGCGGATCGGCACTGGTTCGCAGACGGCGACGACTGCTGATTACCCGTTGCTGCCGGGCACGCAGGTGAGTCTTGGCAAGGCGCGAGGCGAGCGCACGGTGGCTTACATTGCGCCAGGTGGCGCAGGTTCGCTACACATCATCTCTGGACGGGGCCTTTAACGTGTTGCCAATCACGCGATTCAGGTTCAGATCGCGGTCCAAGGTATTTGGCGGCCAGTTCAGCCCTGCGTCGCTCTTTGCTGCGGGCGAGCAGGGCACATGGTACGACCCGTCTGATCTGGCCACGCTGTTTGAGGATTCGGCTGGCACTATTCCGGTTCCAAGCGTGCTGGAACGTCCAGTTGGAAGAATTCTTGACAAGAGTGGGCGCGGCAACCACGCCTTCCAGACTTCCAACCCGTCCCGCCCGACGCTGAGCGCGCGGTATAACTTGCTGACGAAGACGGAGCAGTTTCAGGATGGGGCGGTGTGGTTCCTTACCTCTGGGGTCTCAATAACTGCAAACTCAGGACTTGCGCCAGACGGAACGACTACAGCGGACTTGATGTCTTTCACGTCAGTAAGCTATCCGCAAGTACGACAAAATGTAACGTTGCAGGCAAATACGTCATATACGTTTAGCTGCTATATCAAGCGCGTGTCTGGATCTGGAATCGGCAGCTTTGATATTTTTGGCGTCGGTGTGATTAACGTCGCTCAGCAATTTACGACCACAACAAATTGGCAGCGTGTTAGCGTAACTGGAACGACCACCGCAGCCGGGTCGGCAACAGTATTTGTTTGCCCTGAATACGAACCGACCAAGACGGGTTCGTATTTGATTTGGGGTGCCGACCTTCGCCCCACCAACGACGGCGTTGGTATCCCCGCATATCAGCGCGTCAACACCGCCACCGACTACGACACCACTGGCTTCCCGCCTTACCTCGCATTCAACGGCGTAGACCGCTGGATGCAGACGGCCACGATCACGCCGGGTACAGACAAGGCGCAGGTGTTCGCGGGGGTCAGGAAGCTGAGTGATGCGGCGCAGGGAACGGTTGCTGAATTCTCGGCATCTCTGGCTGCCAACAATGGCACGTTCTATCTGGCGGCTCCAAACAGCGCAGCGGCTAATCTGGCGTTTGCATCTAAAGGCACAGCAGCCGCAACGGCAATTGCCACGCCTTTTGCTGCACCGCTCACCAGCGTGCTGACCGGACTCGGCGATATTGCTGGAGACGTTTCAACTGTGCGCGTGAATGGCGCAGCAACGACTGACGTAACAGATCAAGGCACCGGCAACTATCTCGCTTATCCGATGTACATCGGCCGCCGTGGCGGCACCAGCCTGCCCTACAACGGTCGCATCTACAGCCTAATTACCCGCTTCGGTCCCAACCTGACAGCAGCTCAGATCGCCAGCACTGAGACGTACGTCAACACCAAGACAAAGGCTTACTGATGGACGCATCTCAAACCGTCTGGGCCAACCGGACCATGATCGTAAACGCAGTGGATGCGACCTTAGCGCGCTCAGTCTGCGCGGCAATTCAAGGCTCGGGCGGCGATGGCATGTTCTCAACTGGACTGTCAGAAGATGGACTGCCGCCTGCTACCTTCTTCATCTCGGCAGGCTTCATTGACCAGCGCTTTGCTGATATGTGGCCGCTCACGACCATTGACCAAGAAGGACGGGCCATTACATACCCTGGCCGGCCCGCTGAAATGGTTGCAGCGTGCGCGCAAGCTGGTGTGACCGTGACTCTTGCCGCAGTGTCTGCCATGCTGGACAGGTCTGATGTGACCGAGATGGATCCGCTCACCAGGATTGCTGAGCTGGGGCTGCAACTGGTCAACTCTGAATTGCCTATGCGTGAACCGGCGTGAAAAGATGCAGATTCCAATCCTTTCGGGTATCTATACAGACAATGGGCCAGACTTCAGGACATCTTATCCTGTCAATCTGGTCCCTGTGCCAAAGGCAAGCGGCGCAAGCAACAGCTATCTGCGACCGGCAGATGGCATTGTTTTGCACGGTTATGGGCCTGGTGTAGATCGTGGTGGCATCAACTGGAACGGTGTCTGCTATCGCGTCATGGGCAGCAAACTGGTCGCCATCTCAGACGCAGGTCTAATAACAACGCTTGGCGACGTTGGAAATGACGGCAACTTGGTCACATTTGATTATTCGTTTGACCTGCTAGGCATTGCCTCGGCAGGCAAACTGTTTTTCTACAGTGCCACGACCAACTCGCTGACGCAAAACACCGACCCCGACCTCGGCACTGTGCTGGATATGTGCTGGGTCGACGGCTATTGGATGACAACAGATGGCGAATTCTTGGTCGTCACTGAACTAAGCAACCCGTTCGCAGTCAATCCGCTCAAATACGGAAGCTCAGAGGCCGACCCTGACCCTGTTGTCGCATTGCTTAAGCTAAGAAACGAAGTCTATGCGCTCAATCGCAACACCATTGAAGTGTTCGACAACATTGGCGGCGACTTCTTCCCGTTCAATCGCATTGACGGCGCACAAGTCCAGAAAGGCGTAGTCGGAACCTTTGCTTGCTGCGTATTCCAAGAGTCAATCGCGTTCCTTGGCAGTGGGCGCAATGAAGCCCCAGGCGTCTACATGGGTGCCAACGCTCAAGCCAAGAAGATCAGCACGCAGGAAATCGATCAGATTTTGCTGCAATACACAGAACAGCAATTGTCGACTGTCAAGCTTGAGTCACGCAACGACAAATCGCATCAGCATCTGTATATGCACTTGCCTGACCGCACGCTTGTTTTTGACATTGCAGCGTCTGAGGCCTTGCAGGAACTGGTCTGGTTTACGCTGACTTCGACAATTGTCGGATTCTCGCAGTATCGAGCACGCAACTTTGTTTGGTGCTACGACAAATGGCTAGTTGGCGACCCGCAGACAGATCAAATTGGATACACAACCAACACAATCAGCTCGCACTGGGGTCAGAAAGTGCGCTGGGAGTTTGGCACCGCAATCGTGTACAACGAAAGCAATGGTGCAATCTTCAATCAGCTTGAGCTTGTGTCGCTGACAGGCCGCGTTGCACTTGGCACGAATCCGCAGATCAGCACGAGCTACTCTGTTGACGGCCAGTCGTGGAGCCAGGACAAATTCATCAGCGTTGGCACGACCGGCAGCACCAGAAAGCGACTGGTTTGGTTCCAGCAAGGTCACATGCGCAACTGGCGTGTGCAGCGATTCCGTGGCGATAGCGATGCTCACATCTCGTTTGCTCGCCTGGAAGCAAAGCTTGAAGGGCTGATGAACTGATGGCCGGCCCGTACTCAAACAAGCTCAACTTGACTCGGGATCAACTTTCTACGTTCCTGAAAGATCATGAGCAGATCAAGCAGTTCGAGCGGCTGTTTGCAGTCGCCGACTCAATTGCGCCGGATGTGGTGACAGAGATCGGCATTGCGACTGGATCTGCGCAGGCTACGGCAGATCAAGCACTTGGTCAGATCGATCAGCTTGCGCAAGAGTCGTCCGTAGGGATCGCTGTAGCAGACGGCAAGGCCACCCAGGCCCTTGCGCTACTGGCACGCATTGCGGATGCCGTAGAAGGGCTGCAAATGGCACCTACGCGCGTTCCTGCAAAGCGCACTAGGTTCGGCCAGTTCCTTGACACGACAACGCAGCTTGCGGCTGTTATCAACACAGCGCAGGCCATCACATACAACACGACAGACATCAGCAATGGTGTCTATCTGCGCTCGCCAAGCACGAGCGAGATCGCTATTGACACTGAAGGTCTGTACAACTTCCAGTTTTCAGTTCAGCTTGACAAAACAGCAGGCGGAACTGGCCTATTCTGGATCTGGCCTAGAGTCAATGGCACTGATGTGCCGAATTCCGCCAGTCAGGTGCAAATTCAGGGCAACAATGCAGAGGTTGTCGCGTCTGCTAACTTTTTCCTTGACCTGAAAGCAAATGATTACGTTGAATTTATGTTCGCAGTGTCCGTTCTGGACGTAGAATTGAAGTATTTCCCGGCAACGGCTGTTTACCCGGCAATTCCATCGATCATCGTCACTGTATCTAACAACATCAGAGGGTATCCATGACAGTAACTGTCAAGACTCTGGTGGCTCCTAAACAGATGGAAGCCACGCAGACCACGCAATACACTGCAACGGCCGCTCGTGCGCTGATTGACAAGGCAACCGTCACCAATACTGACACGGTCAACCGCACGTTCAGCGTTAACCTTGTGCAGTCTGGCGGCACTGCCAGCAATTCCAATCTGATTATTGACGATCGGACGGTTGTACCTGGCGAAACTTACCTG